AGCTGTTCGCCCAGCGAGCGGAAGGGCGTAGGTGCCCTGTCGACGGTAGCAGCCGCGACGGCTACCTCATCGATGGGGACGGCCGGAGCCTCACGCTGCCATCGCTGGCGCGCCTGCTCGGCCTGGATGTCACTGTCGAGCGAGCCGACGCGCGAGATGATCTCGTCGCGACGTGCTCGCTGCTCATCGGTGTAGCTGCCCGCCGTCTCGGCGAGCGTGGCCATGGCATCCCCTTCCGCGACAAGGCTTGCGCGCTCGGCGTGGAGGGTCTGCAGGAGGCCCGTGGGCATGGGAGTGTCCTCCGTTCAGGGGTTGGATGGGAGCCATCACGCGGCACCTTCGGGTGCAGCGGGCTGGCGGATGGCCCGGCGACCGTCGGGTCCCGGGCTGTGTCTGTTTAGAGCGCTTGCCTAAAGCGCCTTGACGATCAGCGGTGCAGCCGCCAGCGGTCGAGGTCGAGCTCCAGGCGCGCAGCGGCCATGTCGTCGGTCTGCTCCGTCTCCCATGAGATGAGCACCGGGGTCGACATCGTCACCTGTACGCCGCCGGCATGTATCAGGGTGGGCGCATCGGATGCGTCTGCCCGTCGCCCGCCGGCGAGTCGTGCCAGCGTCTCGGAGTAGGTGCCGATGCGGTCGACCATGCCGGCCGCGCGGGCGTCCTTGGCGTCCAGCACGCGGCCCTTGCCGTAGTCCCTGCGGACATCGGCAGGGGTCACCTTCTGATCTGTAGCACGCGAGCGGCCCTCGGCCACGTCGGCCACGAACAGGGCATAGGCCGAGTCCACGAGAGCCTGCATGTTCTCGCGCGCCTCTTCCGAGAGCGGCTCGTCAGGGTTGCCCTCCACCTTCTCGGGCGGCTGGGCGATGTAGGTCACGTCGATGCCTGCCTGCCCCAGGGCACCCGACCAGTCCTCGTGCATCGAATACACGCCCACGCTGCCCACCAGCGCCTCGGGCACCGCCACGATCTCGTCCGCCTGCGCTGCGATCCAGTAGGCCGCGCTGGCCGCCAGGTCGTTGGCGATGGCCACCACGCGCTTGCTCTCCGCGAGCCTGCGGACCTCGGCAGCCACCTCCGGCAGCCCGCTTACCGTGCCGCCCGGGCTATCGACGTTCAGCAGGACCGTGGCCACCGACTCATCGGCCGCGAGCTGGCGCAACTGGGCCACCAGGCGCGTGGTGCTCGTGCCGCCGAAGAGGAGGCTGAACATGCTGTCACGCTTGGTGATCGGGCCCAGGATGGGGACCACTGCCGTGGTGCCCTGCCGACCGTCACCGCGAGCGGCGTACATGGCTGCGATACGTTCCGGGTCGGCCTCAGCGAGCAGGTCGCCGCTCTCCGCCCTGAGCATGGAGCGGTAACCGTCGAGATGGGAGCGCAGGATGGCCCAGGGGCCGACAGGTAGAGCACGCATGGTGGACCTCACTTCTCGGGCAGGGTCATGGCGCAAAGGTCGGCGACCAGCGCCGTGCTGTCCCAGCCGTTGACATCGACCGCCGCCTTGCGCTGGCGGGCGGCGTAGGACTGGGCCTGGTCGAGTGGCACATGCAGCGCCTCGGAGACATAGGCGGCGTGCTCAGCGTAGAAGTCATCGAGGGCCTTCTCATCGCCACGCTCCAGCAGCTTGGGCAGGGCGCGTGTCTCGCGGTTCACGATGCGCCCGGCGGCATCGCTGGTGAGCGCGGTCAGGAGCCTATCAGCCGGCGAACCGGCCTCGGCGGCACGTGCCGAGGTCATGTTGAGGGGCGTCAGATAGGCGTCTCCGCCGGCCCGCGGATTGAGGTTCTCCAGCCGGCGCACCTCGTTCACGGACATGATGCCCCACGCCAGAGCGATGGCGTAGACCGCATAGCGCTCCTGCGTGGTGCCGCGCATCATGTCCGCCGTCAGGAACTCCGCGAAGCGGCGGCGCTTGTCGGTGATGAGGTCCCGGCTGATGGTCTGCTCGATGCGCACCAGCCAGGGCATCAGGGTGTAGACCACGAAGTCGACATCCTGCGTCTTGACCGAGGCATAGCTGACGGTGCCCGACTCCAGGAGGGAGAGGCGATAGGGTGGCACGGTGAACCAGCGCGACACATCGGCCACGGTGAAGGCCTTGGTCGCGATGAACTCGGCCTGCTGATTGGTCATGCCGATCTGATTCCACTTCAACCCCTCGGGCAGCCACAGGACGCCGCCGGCCTGATCCGAGCCGCCGTGCTCTTCGGTGATGCGAGCCTTGAGCTGGGCGCGCGCCTCCTCGGAGTAGCTGGTACCCGGGTCCTGGGCGATGAAGCCTGATGGCCGGACGCCCTGCTTGAAGCTGCGCGCGGCGTAGCGCTCCAACGCCTGAGCCATGCCGAACGAGTCGCGAGCGTGGTCCAGGACGGGCGTGCCGGGCATGCGCAGGACCGCACTGTCATCGAGCGGCCGCCAGGTCAGACCGTCGTCCTCCAGGTACTCGTAGCGTCGGACAGCGTTGGATACCTTGCTCCGGCGGATGCGGTCAGGGTGGCGCGGGATGACCTGATCGACCAGGTGGCCGCGCCACACGATCTCGGCGAACGCGAAGCGCCGGAAGAGCGCCCAGCCCATCATCTGCTCGAAGAACTCGATAGGCGTCTGCTCATCATTGGGCTCGTTCGCCAGGGTCCAGGCCAGCGGATCGGTAGAGCGTTCCCGCGCCCCGCCCGACAGCCGGTCATACAAGATGCAGGGCAGTTGGGCGACTGACTCGGAGAGTATCTTCACGCAGGCCCACACCGCGCTCAAGCGCATGGCCGACTCGGCCGTGACGATGTTGCCCGAAGCGGACGCATAGGCCGTGCCGGCGCCCGCCGTGGTCCAGTGACCATCATCGCTGACCGATGGCGCTGTCCATGTCGCCGCCCAGCGCCGGGCGAGGGCTCCCATGGCGGGCTACCGCGGACGGGCCAGGGCGATGCCGACCGTCAGCAGACCGACCGAGGCGATGGCAGCGCCCACGCGCCAATCGAGGGACCAGCCGATGATGATGAGACCAGCGAAGCCGGCGGCGATGGCGGCCCCCTCGGGACCGATGGCGTCGACCACGAGTGAGCGGAGCGCGGAGGCGATGCGGCGCATAGGGACTCCTGCCTAGAGGTCGAGATAGCCGAAGACGAGGTCGTCGATGCCGACCTGACGGACGGTGGCGACCGGTTCCATGGTCATGGCTGCCTGGTAGGCCAGTACGTCGGCCACGGCGCCGTCGATGCGGTCGCCTTCCTCGCCCTTGATGAGCACGTATTGTGCTCGCCCATCGTCGAGTCCGTCGGCCAGACGCACCGCTCGCAACCGCGACGCCAGGATATGAGCCGTGGTGAGCGCGTCGCCGTCATGTGTGTGCGTGCCTTCCGCGATGGCGGCTCGCCAGCGATCGACGGCCGGAGCGAAGCGGCGCGCCTGATTGGTATCGAGCTGCACCACGCGCTCCTTGCCCCAGCGGCGTGCCCAGGACTCGCCCTCGGTGCGCCAGAAGGGCGGGTCGTAGAGCAGCAGGCCGACCCGGAAGCGCTCGAAGGTGTGTTCCAGCACCTGTTCGACGTCGGTGCGGTCGATGTGCCAGTCCCGGGGTGCCCCTTCGGGTCG